CGGTGTAGGCTCCGGGGTAGGTTCGGGATCAGGTTCAGGCTCCGGCCCTGGGGTGGGTTCGGGGGAAGGCTCCGGTTCTGAATCTTCAACAAAGGTCATACTGAAAACCATGTGAGATTTTTCGGAATATTCATCTTCATAGGTGTCAACGCTCCATTTGTTGGGTGTAAGCCCATGGGATTCATACAGGTCAACCAATTCTTGATGATTGTCCATCAAGGCCAAGCGCCCTTGATAGTCATTGGCTATATCATCAGGTTCCCAAGGTGCCGTATTCCCATGGATCATACATTGGGTTATGGTCAGCATCCCTTTATTCCATATACCGCCTCCGTGTTGATTGGATTTGTTTTGCATGATGGTGCATTGGTCAAGGTTGACTTCCTGATCAGTGAAAATAGCGATTGCACCGCCCCTTATAGTTGCTGTTCCGCCGCTAAAAACGCAGGTGTTTATATCAGCGGTTCCGCTGTTTATGCGGATATGTGCGCCATACTGGGCAGTATTATTTTCAAAGGTGCATAATATAAAAAATTGGTGACCGGTTTCCGCTTCAACGGCCCCGCCTGTGCAATCAAAGAAACGACACTCTGAATACATAGTGGAAATGCTTGCCTGAATGAATGAATTGGTTGCTTCCACATTGTATCCGTCAAACATGATGTTTTGAAAAATTACATTTCCGGTTCCATCTGGTGAATATGCGCTGATACGGCCTTCCGGGGCAGTTCTCCGAAGTGTAACCTGCTTGTATATGTCACCAAGAACCGTTCCGGCTGGGCATACAATTTCACAGCCAATCCCGATGGTGGCCCCGGCTTCCGCCTGTTCTATTGCCTGAATAAGTTCTTCAACGGTAGTGGCCGTGTAGTCTGTTTCCTGGCCTTCTGATGGGCTTTCTTCTACGGGGGTATCTATTCCTTCCCCGCCATCATCAGGGGGCGTGGGCGCAGGCTCTGCGTTGTCCTCTGGTAGTTCTGCCGGTTCGGTGGTTATCGTGGGTTCTGTCACACTTTCCAATGTTGCATCCACGGCAAGGGCCGGGACAGATTGCACGATCAGCGCAACCACAAGCATAATGACAGCAATCAGTTTTTTGTTCATCGTGTGAACCTCCTAAAATGAATTTTACGGTCAAAGCCGCAGAAATCATTATAAAAGGTCGAAGCAAATATCAAAACAGAGTAAGAAGCCATTTTGGTTATTTGTAGAAAGTAGCACATTATATCTTCAGCCAATGAATAAGCGTGGGCGAAAAGCCTTGATACATGGGAAAAAGCCCCGGATCACATTCGATCCGGGGCCTTAAAGTGAATTTAATGGTGGCCTACTGGACTAAATCAGAATCATAGCCACTCCCCCTTCAAGGCCGGGTTCGCTTTGATACGATCCAGCACCACAAATTTTTTGCCCTTCTGCATCCGGGCCAGAAGAACCCAATCACCAACCACAAGGGCATTGTGAACTTTGAATTTCTTTCGCCCCTGAATGGGGTGGTTGTGGTCTATGGGGGTTGCTTCACCGCCCCCGGTATAGGTATCAACAACCGGGTGGCCGTGGCTGATCACCACAGTTTGGTGGGAAACCGTCATATCCACTTCATAATCAGTGACATTCCGGGTCAGCACCAACATTTTTTCTGTGTAGATTGCTTTCTGATCCACTTGGATTTTCAGCGGTGAAGCGGAAATCACTTCACCAAACAACAGATTCACGGGTTTTCCAGCTTCCACGGCTTCCACAGCCGCCTTTTTTACCACTTCCACGGCATTGGGCATTACTCATGCACCCCTTCTTCAGAAACATCCAGCTTTTCAGCAAAATCATTGGCCCAAGCATCCATGATCCCGTCAAGATCGGTGTCACTGGAAATGTGGTTTTCGTTGTGCTGTTCCACATGAATTTCAGCCGTGGTGAACCGGTTGATTGCTTCACGCTCGGCAATATCCCGCAAATAGGCCAAATCTTCTTCCGCAATGTCAAGGGCATCACTCATAGCGGCGGTGTTCCCCGCCGTGTCCCCGGTGTTGCCATAGATACCATCAAGGGTGTTACCAAGGTTGAAGGCATCCACCCCGTCAAGGCTGAAGGCCCCGGAAATTTTATCAGCGATCCCTTCACCGAATTTGTAACCAGCGGAAGCGGCATCAGAATAATCAATGAAATCCATTTTTTGAACATATTCAACCCAACCGGCTTCATCTTTTACTTTCTGCTGGGCCTGTTCCAATCCAGCATAAAAGTTATCAAGGCCGCTTGTAATGTCTACGGTTACACCGGGGATTTTATTGATCAAATCTTCAATGCCTTGGGCCAAATTACGGATATATCCAATGACGGTCAGGCACATATCATAGAAAAGCACCTTTACCGCCGCAACGGGGTCATTGAATACATTCCCAATGAAGTTGGCGATCATGGCAAAGGCATTTTGCAGGGGGACAATGAAGGTGTTCAGGATGTGCGCACCCAATACCGCAAAAGCCCCACCAATAATGCCGGTAGCAGACACAGCGGCCCCGGTGAATTTGTTATAGGCCGCAACACCGGCATAAAGGGCGGCGATTAAAACCATGATCAGCATGACCACCCACACAATGGGGTTTGCAAGCAAGGCGGAATTGAAGGTGAACACCGCCGCCGAAGCCGCCGCCGTGTTGCCTGTAAGAATGCCAAAGCCAATGGAAAGGAAGTTCACAACACCATGGTAAATGGCCGTTGCCGCCGCCGCAATCTGTGTCCAATGGGCGGCAATCTGAAACACAGCAAAAGCCGCACCCAATCCAAGCACAAGAGGGCCGATGATGGAAATATTGTTGGCAAGCCAGTTGATCCCGTTCAACAATGGCTGAAGCACCTGAAGGGCCACATTGGAAGCCATGGTGAAAACTTGGCCCCATGTCATGGGCATGGAAGAAAACTTGGCGTTCACATCATCTGCCGCCGCAAACATGGCGTTCTTCACAATGTCCGCCGTGATTTGTCCTTCTGCGGCCATTCCACGGATTTCACCAATGGAAACCCCCAAATAATCTGCAATGGATTGGATCACATTGGGGGCCTGTTCAAACACGCTGTTCAGTTCTTCACCACGAAGAACACCGGAAGCCATTGCTTGGGTAAGCTGAAGGGTTGCGGCTTCAGCACCCGCCGCATTTGCTCCGGCAATGACAAACTGCTTGTTCAGGGTTTCGGTGAATGCAATCAGTTCATCATTGCTGGAAAAGGCATCAGCGGCCATCAGGCCCATTTGGGAAACTGCTTGTGCCGCGGATAGATAGGACGCTCTGGAACGCTGGGCAGAAGCCATGATCTTCTTTTCCAGTTCATTCACGGAACCGCCATCATCCACAATCAAATTCAACCGGGCCTTGGTACTTGCCAAGGTGTCAGATAGGCCAAGGATTTTCTTTGTTGCCGCCAAACCGCCAACGGCCACAGCAATATTCTTGATCTGCTGAAGCAACCCACCGGCTCTGTCAGAACCTTCCTGAACACGGTCATTAAAGCGATTCTGGGCAGTATCGGCTTGCCTGATCTGCTGTTCCATCTGATCAAATCCAACCGTAGCTTCAGCAATATCTTCCCGTACCTGCTGAAGAACAGAAGAATCAAACCCATGGTCAAAAGTGCCTTGGGCCGTTTCCATGGCGTTGATAAGGGTATTTACCCCCCGGCTCATTGCCTGAAGGGTGCGGCTCATTTGATCATAGATTTGAATTGCAGTTTTAATTGTTGCCATGATTTTTCACCACCTTTCTGCGTTCCAATTCCGCCAACAGGCAATAACGGTAAATGACCTGAAGCGGCTGATTTGCGTGGTATCGGCGCAAGGAATCAAGTTCCTTTTCAATCTGCCGGGTTTTCAGCTTCATCACCGATTCTGCGCCCTTCTTCACAATTTCAAAGTAACGGTAATCCTTGTTCAGAATCATGATCCCGTCCGGGCCAAACTGCCCAGGCACCTGTTCCAGCGGGACAGCAGGATCAGGCTTATAGCTGATCTGCGGAATGAAGGGGATCAGAGAAAACCGAACCGCCCACAAATATTTGTTGATAATTTCAACATTAGGATTTTCATGCTTCAGCATATTTTTCACCGTCCTTTCCTTTTACTTCTCCCATAAAACACAGCCGGTTCACGATTTACGGAAATTAAAGTAATTCCGGGTTCTAAAAGTAACCGTGCAAGGGCCGTTTGGGTCATACTTTGTGTGATCTTCCCAGCCCCACCTTCAGGAAGGATCATAGAATATTCCACTTTGTGCTTTGGTTGGCATGAAGATCGTGTCATAAGTTTTCACCGCCCTTTTGTGATTTTGTCAACTTCCCTTAATAGGGCTTCTGCCTGTTCAATCGTTTTCGCCAGCTTTTTAAGGCCAATAGGAACCGTACCGTTTTCCTGTTTCAATCGCCTTGAAGATACCCTTGTTAAAGTGGAAATGTCCCGGACTTTCTTCACATTGCTTTTGAACCACTGTTCCTGTTCAAGGTGTTTCATGGCCAAAAACTCTGTGGATGAAAGGCCCGTATTCTTGAACCGCCCAAGTCCCCAATGATAGGCTTTGCCGCATCCATACCCATAAACTTCAGCGGCTTCTTTCAACTTTCTGTTACGGCGTAGGTTGGAAATTGCCCGGTGCTTAATTTGCCGAACCCGTTCTATACTGACTTCCAGACGATCCGAAATGCTTTGGAGCGTTTCGCCGTTTTTGTAATAGCCATGAACAACTTCAGAAGCATTTCCACCAAGATCAGAAACAGCCCCCCAGATAACGGTTTTGGCCTGTTCATCTGCCAAAGTGTCACAAACGGTTTCTTCAAGGTTGAAATCATCGGCAACAACATCAGCAAGGGTAAAATCTTCTGTTCCGGGAACAATGCCATCCAAGCTGACAGTTTCGGTGCTGATCATGTATTTCCGAAGTTCTTTCAGCCGTTGCTTTTTGATCCCAAGGTGGTAACAGTATTCTTCATCTGTTGGTTCATCCCCAACCACAGCTTGAAAATCAGACCGGAATTTTTGATACTGGGAAATCTGCTCTAAAACGTGAATGGGCATCCGTTTCAGGTTACCGTTGTTTTGGCAATATCTTTGAAGTGATTGCCTGATCCAATTTTCAGCATAGGTGAGGAACTTATATCCCAAACTTGCATCGTATTTAGAAACGGCCCTTTCCAACCCAAAATAGGCTTCCTGCATCAAATCTTCCAAATCAGAAGAATTGGAAAACGGCAAAGCAATTCCGGCAATAAAGCGCCGGTTTTGCTGGTATAGCATCGTCATATTCTCCGAAACATGACCCCCAGCTTGGATCAGGGCCACAAGTTCTTCATTGGTCATGGTTCACCTTCTTCCCAAATGAAATAATCCCCTGAAGGCCAGTACACCTTCAGGGGAACCACGAATCAGCCCAACAGGGCCTTATACTTGGGGTGAAGGCTGACCAGCATTCTCAATTCGGGGCTTTCCATGATCATCGCCATAGTGTTTTTCACAGATCATCGTCCTTTCTTCAGGAAATTTTCATGTTCTTGGTAAAATATTGTGGATAGGTAACAGCAAATTGGGAATACATCTGCCCAAGACGGATCATGCTTTCAGGCAAGCCCAAAACATCATAAGACAGGTTTTCTTGAATTTCATGCACCCAATCCCCGCTCTTGAAAATGTAATAATTGAACAGAGAATTGGAATCCAGCAGAGAGCGAATATTTTCATAGGCATTGAAGTAGTCGGGCAAATCGAACTTGCCAAACCCCGCAATCGCTTCATCCAACACCTTCAGGACTTCAGGATCATAGTGATCCCCAAGTCCGTTGTTCTTGGTATGGATCATGTTGGCAATCAGGCTGATTTTCTTGGCCGAACCCTTCAAGGGATCAATGGCTTCCCGCAGAATTTCCGGGGTCAGGCTATACCCCATAATCTCAATGATTTTCAGGGCGTTGGCAAGGGCCGTGTCATTGTCCACACTTTCTTCAGGGATTTCTACCTTCATGTAATCGCAGAAACCCTTGATCAGAGTTTTCAGGCCGCTGGTATAGTTGGCGCACATAGCGTTCAAATCATCCTTCAGCCCGTCAATAAATTCTTGCTTACCCTCCGGGGTATAGCGGCGGTCAAGGTCAATCTTTGCAATCAAATTCCGATAATCCCGGATTTCTTCATCAATGAACTTCTTCAGCAAAGCAGAAACACCATTGGCGGCGGTCTTGTAATACAGTTCCATTTCTTTCATCCTTTCTATTATTCGATAAAGTAAAACGCTTGATTTTCAAGGGTTTGAAGGCCCTTTTGTTACTACCCTGTTACTTATCGCTAAAAAATCCACTTTTCAGCGGTTGGGTTCATAAGGAACAAACCACCGGCGATCTTGATACCGCTCCACCAATTCTTCCAAGCTGAACCGGCTGTGGTTTTCCATCAAGTCATTCAGGGCGGGATCATCCGGCAAGCGGAATCCCTCTTTCTGAAGGCACTGGATCAGGTCAATATACCGTTTCAACCATTCGTTCTGATTGCCTTCCTGATTAAAGCGGATAAAGGCCCTTACTTCTTCAGGGGGACAAAACCAAAGGATTAGATCAGCGGGAAGGTACATATCCGGGGCAAGGGCCATATCATCCAACAGAAGGCCGGTTTCATCGGTGATACCGGGGAACTCCAGCAGATCACGCAAGCTGGGGAAAGTCTTTGTAATCAACTTTCCGCTTTTGGGAAGGCCCCGATAAAGGGTTGCGCTGATTTGGCCGGACGATTCTATAAGGGCAACCACATTGGAAATGGTATCTTTTTTCCCCTGAAGCCGCTTCAGTTCTTCCAGTTGGCTCCGGGCATCTTTCAAGTTAATCTTTCTCATTGTCCATCACCACCTTCCGCAATTCGGCCAATTCAGCTTCAATGGCTTCCATGCTGTGAAGCTGAACCCCAAGTTCCAAAATGCCCTTGGCCGCTGATACACGGGCCGATTCATTGTTTATGGGGTTGTTCTGAATGTCCCGTAGGGTTTCCAAGGCTTCCAGCGTGTAAGCCTGTGCCTTCTGCATAGCCAAGTTGAAGCGTTCTTTCTTGGCTTCTTGATAGGCCGCTTGAAATTCAGGTTTCTTCCGGTAACGCATCAAGGTATTGTAAGAAACCCCGGCCTTTTCTGCCGCCGCCTTTAGGTTGGGGGAAGTCAGCACACACAAGGCAATCTGTTCATAATTTCGTTTTGCCATCAGGCCACACCCCCTTTCAAAAATTACTCACATCTATGACAGAAGCGCCCATAATGGCTATTTCTATTTTACCATTTCCAGCACGCAAAATCACTATATCTTGCGATTTTATGAAATTTTTGGCCCAATTATATTCTATATATTGTGGTTTTTGTTCAGAGTAGTTCAACATAATTGAAACCGCCCAACCATTCAGGCCGGGCGGCTCCAAATTATTTTCCATTGATGATTCTGCAAATCTGCCGGGTGTCCAAATTTTCCATTGCGGCCAATTCTGAAGGCTTTGCCCCGGCATAAAATGCCTTTTTGATCCGGCTGTTTCGGCGGGTTATCGTTTCAGCGCCTTCAATAGAAGGCAATCGAAATCGTTCTTCAGGATATTTACTGATTAGGGCAAGGTATTGTTCATCCCCAAGCATGAGCCGAAGATCATCCAGGAATTCCACATTTCTGCTTGACATCCGATCACCCCTGCAACTTTCTGATTGTCTGATTGACCACGCTACTTGGATCATCAGCAATGGTAAACGGGCCAAGATCGTCACACAAGCCCATCTGTTTCATCACACGGTTTCCGATCATAGCCATGCAGACTTTACAGAAATCGTCAGGCCGTTCTAACCACTTGGCACGGCCAAAGAAGAACACTTTTTCTTCTCCGTCAGCAGTTACACCAACGCTAATTTCATCAGCATCCCAGCAATCTTCACCCTGAATGATCCATTCAACTCGGTCAATATGCTTTACGCCATCCAGCCAATCCAAGAATTCTTCACCAGTCATTGCCAGCCATCCTTTCCGCCCTAAAGTGTCCCGGTTGTCCCGTGAAATAAGGGCTATATATTATATATTTTTTACTACCTGTGAAAAATTTTTTTGATGTTTTTATTTGCAATAAGAAGTTAAAACTATCCGGGACAATCCGGGACATTTTTCAGGAAATTATTGAAATTCCTTATGTTTTCTATGTCCCGGATATGTCCCGATACTGTCCCGGATGTATTAACCATCTGGGACTTTTTGCACAAAGATTTTCACCTTTTCGCCCTTGATCCGCTTATCTTTTGTTGTGAAGTTCAGAGATTTTGAAACTTGCCTTGAAAATTCAATCCTGTTAAGGGCTTCAAAATGGTTCCGGTTACAGAATTCGTTATATTTGAAGTAGATTTCTTTAACCGGCTCATTCTCCACGGCATCGGCCCCCATTTCTTCAAGGAATGCCAACAGAGGATTATTTTCTATGCGGTATTCCTCAATCGCCTGTTCAACCTCTTTGGATTTGGTAAAGGCTTTCTTATTCAGAAGCCGTTTCAGCCCCGTTAAACCAATCTGGATCATGTATTCCATGACTTCCTGATCCTGAAGATCATAGCGGATATTGGGGTTAAAATCTTCATCTTCAGAAGTGAACTTGGCATCAAAAGGAACGATCACCAACCGGCGCATTACGGAAAAGCTTTCCTTTGACCGCCCCAGCCGGGGAATGGCATTGGCGCTGAACAGCAACTTGGCGTAGCTGTCAAACTCAAAGGGGTCTTGGCCTTTTCTTTCCGCCGAAACCCTTTGGCCTGTTACCAGCTTCTTGAATACGGCTACATTGGCGATATAGTCAGAACCAATATCATCACCAATGTTCACCAGCTTCCCAAACAGTTCAGCGGTTTTGAATCTGTCCCCCAGTTCCTTCAGGTCAAGTGAAGCAATGTTCCCATCACCCATCAGGTTTTTCAAGGCATCCAACAGAGTTGATTTTCCGTTGGCACCCTCACCAGTCAGAATGAAAGAACCACTTCCGCCAATCGTATTGGAGCGGTAGAAACAGGAACCAATCATTTCTTCCAGAAGTTCACGGATTTCCCGCTTCCCACAGGCGATTTTATCAAGGGTGCGATCCAGCAAATCGGAATAGGCGGCGGGGTTGTAGGGCCAAGGAATCTTATTGGTGATCACAATATCCGGTGTAAACTCAATGAAGGAATCATCCCGAATGTTGTAAAGGCCGTTGCTGAAGGCAATTACTTCAGGCGAAGCCGGTTTCTTGGGATCACAAATTAGGTTCAGTTGCTTCAGGGTTTCTTTCCGCTGGGCGTCCTTCAGGGCGGGGATCAGGGTGATCATGGCCCGTTCAATAGCTTCCCATGAAGGGGTATAAATCCCGTCTTGGTAGATGTGCAATCGGCCATTGATTTTGATGATGTGGGAATCTCGCTTCAGGTATTCGGCAAACCGGTCATGCTGGAAACTCCGGCCTTTGAAGAAAGATTGCTTTTGAAATGCTTCATCCCGAAGGATAGTTTCAAGTTCTCTTTCACTCAACGGGGCTTTCAACACATACCGGTTGATCAGCCGAATGGTTTCACGGGCTTCCTCTTTTGTGAAATCGTGATCCTGAAGGGTCAGAATGTAATTGAACAGGGCTTGGTTTCGCCCGTCCCCTTCTCCAAGCGCCTTGAAGTCAATATCTGTTTTCACAGGGGTCAACCACTTGGGAAGGTCTTGAATTTCATCTTCCGGCGCATCGTACAGAATGGGGCGATCCTCATTTCTATACTTCAATATCTGGTAACTATTCCGGGAACCAATCTTCAAATCAGCTTCAAAGCCAATCGCTAATGTGGCCTTGGTTCGATTGCTTTTGACCAAATCAGGGATATTCTTGAATAAGAAGTGTTTCCCTCTGGATGTCGCATACACTCGGCATTTCAGGCCCAAGGTTTCGATGATGGTCAACAACGCCATAGATTGATCCATATCGTCTACATCAACCAAAATGGTATCATCAGAGAGAATCCCGGCATATTCGGGAAGGCCCTTCACCTGTTCATAGGAAAGAAGTTCTTCAGAAGTGGCGTTTTTGAACGGCATCAGGCATTTCTTGTCCTTAGTTGGAACGAATCCTTTGTATAACTGCACCCTGCATCACCCCTTCCTCCTTGATATTCTGCTTCATGGGTTCGCCCACCTTATTCTTCAGCCGGGGCCAAGCTGTGGATCACGCTGACAGCTACACCCAAAACCTTCAGACCATACTCGGCATGGCTGATAAAGATAGGTGCAACCCGGCTGGAACCGCCCTCAAGATAGCAGTCCAAGGAATCGCCATAGAAGGAAATCCGTTTCAGGGTGATGGGGCCATCATCAATGATCACCGCCACAATGGAGCCATTGACGGGGAAATCTTCAGCTTTCTTAAACATGATGGTATCGCCGGGGTGAATACCGTACTGGATGAAGCCATTATCAGAAGCGGTCATGCCAAAATCAGCGGTCAAAGTAAATTCGTTCATGGTTCTACTTCCTTTCTCAATCTTCAATCAGGGTTTCAACGGGGAC